GTTTCTAATTCCTTTATTAACCAATCAAGATACACTCTTGCTTTCTTTACATCTTCGACACCGTTCTTATAACGATACCGATGCACATACTTCATAACATTACCAGCACAATAGTATTTAAAATCTGATCCTAATTGTTGTTTAATGTATTCAATTGCTTCGATCCCCCCCTTATTGTAGTGATCTGGTTTGGTTACAGGATCGGTGTGTTGATCTTGAGGATGATATAATTTACCAGTAGCAGTCCTATGTAATGCTATTTGATCCCATTCTTCTGGGGTTGCATCATTAATACTCATGGCGTACCTCCATATTTAATGTAATCACCTATCATAAAACCGATACTAAAAAAAACAATTATAGCTAACGCATACCAGTACTCAGGCATCGTAGCAATAAAATGTTTTACGCGCTCTTTGTCCATATTAATCTCCATGATCGCTGTGGTGGTAGTCTGCATTACTTATTTCATCAGCAATAAGATCATATATATAATTACTATTGACCCAGCTAGTGATATCAACTCCGCGTGTTTTAACTGATATAATTTCAACTAACTCCTCCTCATCACCATACATAAGATACTCAATGGTTGCGTAGATAGACATCCACTCGCAGTCTAACTCCACATCCATCACCTGATTACCATACATACTAGCTGTCCCCATCGTTATCCTCCCTCATTGACTGTACTGAATCGTACCAATCTTCGTCATCAACAAAAGACGAACTCTTCTCTAACAATGTGGCTTCGACCTTCGATGTTGATCTATCTTTACACCACACTAGACCAGTGGGAACTACATCGTCGTCTACGTCCGGGTCTATGTAGCGCGCCGTTACCTGTGTTAGCGCACTTAACTTTTCGTCCAACTCTAGTGCAGTTGATACATCAGTGATGAACTGTACGTACCCTACTTTGAGTATTGCTTGTCGCTTACGCATAATTATCTCCTAGTTAAAAAATTGATTAAGAAAAGTAATTTCATACCGCTGAGTTTTTATAAGCTTATCACCTACACCAACATAAATTGGTAGCGACCTCTCTCTTTCTTTTTTACTTTTAGCAACTACATACTCAACAGTATCAGTAGCTTTAAAATTCTTTAGGCTTTTTATATGTCGCCAGATAATCATGCCGCCATTGCCGCGCTGGTTTCGGGGTGCTATATAATACATATTACTTTCCTCTGTGGTTGTTGATCCATTCTTCAACGGTGTCACTAGATTTAGCGGCATCGTCCCAGAATTTATTTAATCTTTCTAAAGAAAACTTACTTTGTTCTTCATGCAAACAATCAAGAATAAAAGAACAGTAGTCTTCATCGTTCATTGCGGATCTGATTAGTCTTTTAACATTTAATATTTTTTCTTTTGTTTTCACTATCACCTCCAAACAAAAGCGCCCCGAAGGACGCTATAGTTTTTAGTAATAACCTTCACGAACTTTGTGAAGGACATTGAAGATCTCTGATTCAGAAAAATGTAACTCTTTTAACTCATGTGCTAGTCCACTATAATCTGGATTAGATTTGAGATAAATATATAACTGAACCAGAGATTCAATATCAATACGTTCAGGCCGCGATACGGAAGACATCAGAGTTACATACCTTCCGAACGATCTCTGAACGCTTGTGATTGATTGAAGCAATGTTTTGTTGAGACTTCTTTGTAGCGGCTGGAGCATGAGTAGACCAATCCGTTAGTGTATTGTAGACAGCCCATTGAGTACGCCCCATCTTTTGAGAATAATCTTTCCAAGCCTTGGCAAGATATGTCAATGAACTATTGAGTCGAGGTAACTTGTCAAACACTGCTGACCATGATACACCGCTTTCATTGACTGCGGCCTGAACAAGAGCAAAACAGCCTGCGGCCTCTGCAAAAGCATACATTGCTTGCTTTTCAGATACTTCTGTTATTGCCATAGTTTGCCATAACTCACGCTCGTTTTCAAATATCTCAAGAGATTTGGTAATTGAACGAGAGGCTTGATTGATGTCAAGATTTTTTGTGTGCCTAGCTTTGAACAAACCAGCGTCACCAGTAACAAACACTTGACCATTGAAGCAAGCGGCTTGTCGAGCGCCAGCAGATAGATAAAACGAGAAAGTACTATCAAGAGAAGTAACCCCCAGCATTGTCAACTCAGCAGTGTCGCCTCCCGGCGTAGCATAGCAATGCTCTGGAAATCTATATTGAACAAAAGTTGCCGCACCATTGTGACTGCATCGGATAGTCTCGACAACGCCATCAGTATTCAAACCGCTCCGCATAATAATTGCACGTTGAGCATCAATTAATTTGCGCGGCTCGACAGGCTTATAATTTTTACCATGAACACCTAGCTCGTCCATAGTATCTGTGCGAACAACAGCAACTTTTGATGACTCATACCATTGATTAGTGTCATCATTAAAGTATAACATTGGGCGGGTTGCTACAGGAAAATTAGCAACGCCATAACCTTTGCCAGCAAAAGGATCTGCTGGACGATGAGTACCAAAGATAGAAATTACATCCGACATAATATGTCTCCAGTTGATTAAAGGTTTACCGCATCTTGAAGATAGCTATAATGTACTTGGGATACATGAAAGCCATCCTCAAATTTTTTAGACTTACTAGCTAAATAATTACACCAGTTGTCCCATAACTTTTTTGTACCAATGTCATGACATATAGAAATATAATTCATAACACGACGATTCTTTATAGCCTTTGACTTTAAAGACTTAGATAATTTTAAATCTTTCATTGGGATATTGTACATTCGTAGATTGTGAATGTCAATACAACCAACAAGCCCCGCAGTTAATTGACAAACAAAGCCAGCCTTTGCCATACCTAACCCATCAATTTGCAAGAATACATTCATCAACGACAGCGCCCTATCATCATCAGATTTATTTGAATTAAGAACTGCAAGGTACTGAGAATAAACAAATTCTTTGCGAGACATGAGAGACTTGTAAGTTTTGATTTTGTTACCCCAGATAAATCTAGAGTTGATGCCATTTAGTTTTACATCTTTGAGTTGTTTGCCAACGGCATACCACGGCTGTTGAATACTCAATACAACCATAAGTATTACATCGGCAAGGTTAGAACTAGATAATTTTGAGTAATTTTGCACTGCTTGTGCATGAATATTATACATAATAAACCCTCAAAAAAGGGGGGCCGAAGCCCCGTGTATTTAATATGCTATTTCTTTAAGCAACTTTAGAAATTTTACCATCTACCATTGTGACCTTTGCGAAAAACTCGCGCCCGATCCCTGTAATGTGAGGCCGATTGGCCCCAACCAACACACCATTTGACCGATACTCTGGGCCAAATATACTTGTTTCAATATACTGCAACTCGTTGCCAATGTTTTCTTTCAATACTTTTTTGCTGGGGTAATTAAATATTATCATTGCGTTCTCCGGTGTCGTCGTCGGTGGGGGGGCTTCTTAAGTCTTTAAAACCCCTTACCCTGTAAGGGGGTTTTAAAGACGTAGAAGCCCACTCTAATTTAATCTTTCAAGCCGCCAGTTATCTTTGCCAGTATCTTCTGGTGCATCATCATATCTTACAACCCGCTGTAGTTCTGCTACTTCAGGGGTAAGATCCCAAGCGATATCCCAATAACCTTTTTCTTGTATTTTATTCTTCATACTGTTGAACATTATTAACTCCATTTTATCTGTTGGAGTTTCACCAAATTTATTTAAATGAGAGATGCGCCGTTCAATAGTTGAACAATCCCAACTGCTAAGATATTCATGGTCTTCATTGCCATAACGCAAACAAAATTCATTTTTATCTCCAAGACTATGCCTGTAATAGCACACATCATAGGAATCAATAGGGCCAGTAATGCTAAATAAATAATCTTCTAAGGGGTGCCCGCATTCATTCTTCCACAGCATAATATCCTCCAAATAAAAAAGGGGGCCGAAGCCCCCACAAATTAACGAAGTTTTAATAGACACATATCACCGTCTTTGTTGATCTTGTAAAAACTATAGCGTCCTCTAAGATAACTTGAAGCCGCTTGCTGAGTTTTATGTCGATCAGCATAAGGCACAACAAACCATTCCATTGATTGCATTTTTTCAAATCTTTCTCTCCAATTAGATTGCCGACCACGAATATTTAATGGATGTGGAGGAGTGCCATTGTTAATAGCATGATAAGTTGAACCAAAAGTTGAATTAGTTTCAGCATCTAAAAAACGCATAATATATCTCCAAGAAAAGTTTAGGGTGAGTGGTTGACTTGCAAGCAGAGCTTACCATTTTATAGCATAGCGCCAACCAAACTATGCCCACCCAAGACGGGTAAATTACTTACGGATAGTAATTAACTTTTTGAACTGAGCCGGGACTCGCTTGGCTTTGAAGAACTTTTGAGCCTCGCCATGAGTCATTTGAATATCTTGTTCGCTGTAAAACTTGTACAAGATAGCTTTGAACATACGAGTCGTCATGTATGTTTTTGCCTTGTCACCTTTGGTGTGCAACTGAGCAAAGTGATATGCAACACCGTTAAACTGACGGTATGAAGCAGGTTTGCTGGGGTCGAGAGTAGTGTAATCGAACTGAGACATAAGCACCTCCAAGTGCAATGAAGTTTTGGGTGGATTTAAAGAGCAGAGAACCGGCCGGCAGTCCTCTAAGGGCTTCTAAGTTTAAAACCCTCACAAGTGAGGGGTTTTAAACTAAGAATCCCTAAAGCCGTCGAGGTTAGCAACACCTTTTGTGCCGCCACCGTCCTTTGAAAAAGTACAATAGTGCATAAACTTTGTAGGGTTTGAGTCAAGAATATCCTCAATAAAATTATCTAAAGGATTATCAAATGCAAGCAATACACACTTTGTAAAAAACTCTGGAGTTGAATTGCTGTCGGTCAACTCATAGTTTACAACTGTATCTACCATTTCATCAGCCATTTAAATATCCTCGTCATCATTACAACAATTTCTAAGTTCAATTAATTTATCCATCGCTACAAATAACAGATGTTGATCGCCATCATCTATTAAATTATCAACAACTTGGTCGATGTTTTTTAACGCTATATCAAGACGTTCTACAATAAAATTTATAACTTCTTGCTGTGTCATCTCGTCAGCCATCGTCGCCTCCTTTAAGACCTTCTAAGTTTTAAAACCCTTTACCTTGTAAAGGGGTTTTAAAACTAGAAGGTCTAAAGCCTCAGTCGGTTAATTAATTTTGAGCATCGTGCTTTTTAATTACCATAATTAAACGCCAATCAAGGTCTGGCATCTCTAAAATATTTTTATTGTATGTTTGTTGTGCTAATGTAATATCTGAAAAATCACTATCTCGATGCCATATACTAACTCCAAAACTAAATTCAAAGTATTCAATAACAAATTCCATACAAAACTCCTTTAGAGTTTAGGGTTTATAGATAAAAAAACCCCAGCAAAGCTGGGGTCTTTGAAGACTTTGAAGAACTCTTAAGAGTTCTTCAGAAGCATTTGGACAGCGGCAGTCAAGTCTGCGACTTGCTTCTTCAGAGCTTTAAGCTCTGAAGCCTCAGAGACTTTTGGCGGTGTCTTGGAAGACTTCGTAGAAGTCTTAGTGGGAGCCTTCTTTGAAGGCTTTGAAGACTTCGTAGAAGTCTTTTGAGACTCCTTTGGAGTCTCTTTGGTGGTCAACAAGTCCGTAAAGTTCTTAGGAACTTTACGGGCCTTGAAGAACTTCTGGATGTCGCCGTGAGTCAAGTTCTTCCCAGATTCCTTTTGGAATCTGTAAAGAACTGCGGTGTATTTCTTGGTCAGCATCCACGAATCCTCTGGATTCGTTAGCTTCGCAAAGCGATTTGCAATCGCTGAA